TACTGCGTATTATACACGATTTACCACGCAGAGTCAACATCTAATTCCCATGGGAATACAATCCACTCTCCGTCATGCGGTCTCGTATAACTACAATCAACGTCATTATCTTTGCCAAACAATACCCAAGGCTTTACATACTGTTCAGGATGCTGTTCAACGAGCCATTCTTTCACTTCTGTAATTGTCTTACCTGAATCGTAAATATCGTCTACCACAACAAACGTATCAAACGATTTTGACGTGTTCAATAACCATGTAGGCTCTTTGCAGCAACCATCTCGTGTTTGAAACTTAATGATAGACATATCAACGTCAGGAAGGATGTTTGATAAATGAACAGCAATAGGAAGCGATCCTCTATGAATACCAACAACATTTACGTTATGACCTCGCTGAATCAACATCTCAACGTATTGTTTAATCGCAAACACGTCGTCTAAATAATCTTCATGCGCATAATAATACATTTCTACGTCCCCCATGAATTACCAAACAAATTAATGTGTAAACGCGGGGAGAATTTATATCCATAATTCATGCAGATTTCTGCTACACCTCTTTCAGTCAACTCTTGTCCTTCAAGTGTTGCGCCTTCTGGCATTAGAAACACGTCTTCAACATCAACACCAGCGTCACTATAGTCTAATTCTGCATCATACACTTCTCTAATATCCTCAAAGTCACGTACAACAAACTTCAAGTTGATAAAAGAGTTTTGTACCTCATTCATCGATAACAACGCATCTGGATCAATAGTTACGCTTTGATCTTCGCCTGTGAGGGATAGTTTAGGACTTACCATCCACGTAACTTCGATGTCACGGTTGTTTAAGTATTTTGCGAATGCTGGATCTACCTTTTTCGTGCCATTAGTTTCAAACGTAAGATGTGCTAAATCATCAAACTCTGGTTGGTCCAGTAATTCGATATACGCTTTTTGCCAACCAAGCAAAGGTTCTCCACCAGTAATCACAAGATGTACGTATTCATTGAACCAAAGATTATCAGGTAGCGTGTTATTAAGTGCTATTGCTAAATCTTCTGTTTCAGCAAAAGGAGCAAGATGCTTATATCGTTTACTCCACGCAGCAGAAGAGTCACAACCAATGTCCACTACTGGTAAATCTTCAACTGATTTAATATTATCCAGAGGAATTGTCATATGAGGCATTTCTTCTTCTGGGATATGATTATCTCGTGGCTGTCCAAATCCAGCACAAGTTAAATTACATCCAAAAGTCCTTAGGAACACTGAGGGAGTCCCAACCCATTTCCCTTCACCCTGTACAGAGTAGAAGTATTCAGAATATCTGATTTTATCCATTTATTTCTCCATTATATAAAAATTAAATTACACGTAAACCTTCACCTCTCAATTTATATTATACAACAATGTCGATGGAAGGTCAACGCTGTTTTATGCCAATATTATACTTAGGGCAAAGTTCCCAATTGTGCTTGTCTTTATGAGATATGATCTTGATTTGATTTAGGGGGGCAGTCTCTTCAATTGGATCTACAGTTTCAAGTAGTCCCCAATCTGACATCAATTGTACAATTGTATTTCGACGGCCAATGTCATTCTTCGTTAGGTTAGACGGTTTGCCATCCAACAAGAAGAGTTCTTTAAAATGTGTAATGAAGTACCTACCTTGCTTATGTAATATATGACAAGACTGATACAATTTGGAGTCTCTCTTTGAAGCGACTCCCATTCGTGTTAGGGTTTCTCTGATCTTTAGAAAATCGTCTGGTTGAGATAGGACAACTTCTAACATCATATCGGGGTTCCAATCAACCAATTCGTCGTTTTGTTCCACCATGATTTATTCTTTCCTTAATTATATTCAATTCATTATTATTGAAAAGAGGAAGAACATTCTGATACTTTATTCCATTTAGAAAATCTTTTCCTCTTTCTCACAATATTTATACAAATGCCAATTTGTATAATAGATATAAGATGGATATCACGAGGCTTAGGTATCATAACAACAAATGTAAATTATTTGTTGGACCCTCCCTTATCTAACTTAGTTTTTATAAAAGATAATTCTGTCTCTGACAACAGATTACTAACATCCCGGGCCTTTTCATTTGAGTAACCATAGTACTCTTTGATAGCTTTAATATCATTAGACTCGGAAGCTTTGTTCCACTTCGAAAAGCGCTTTCGTTTTCGTATTATATTAAGAAGAAAATCCATTTGCAGGCGTGGGTCAAGATGGGACTTTAAATTCATCTCATTAGCATACAAGACCGTGTCAGGGAAATAAGAAAGGCCGCGATTAACCATAAAGGCTGGATAGTCCTTCTCATTTTCTAAGATATCTTTTTTATTTACATTGATTGCATTGAGATAATCAAATGGATTCTTAGTACCCATTATTTAAACTGCCCTTGAGCCATAATCTCCGTAAGACAAGCAACGGTGTTGATTTCATGATCTGCAACAAATGCATTCTTATATTGATATTCTGCAATTACAAGAACCAGTTGTGGTATGTAGCTTGGCTCAACATACTCTAACATATTGTCGTAGATCATTCTATAGATCTTTGCAGGCTCCATATCAATATTATCACTAACCCATTTACGCATTCCTTTGAAGTTCTTTTTCTTTAGATCCTCCATAAGGCCTTTAATAGAGGACTCAGACAAGGAGACTAGAATACCTGAGTCAATAGAACCTGACATACCATAACGTTGACATTCATTAATAACTCTTCGCCAGTCAGGGATATATTTCATAATTAATTCGGCGAGGACTGGATCTTCATACTTCACTTCTTCCTTTGTTAGGATGGTTTGAAGTCGACCCATGAATTGACCAGCAAGTTCAGCCTTATTACCTATGTTGAATTCATATACAGAACATCTCGAGTGGAGGGGCTCAATAATACGGTTCTTAAAATTACAAGTTAGGATGAACCTACAATTGTTTGAAAACTCTTCGATGAAACCACGAAGAGCTGGTTGAGTAGATTGGGGGTTTAGATAGTCTGCCTCATCAAGAATGACTACCTTATAACCCCCCTGGAGGGAAACAGTTGAGGCGAACTGTTTAATTTTACCACGAAGTGTATCAATGTTTCCGTCCTCCGAACCATTAACAATGATATAGTCGAGATCAAGTTCATTACATAGTGCACGAGCAACAGTAGTTTTACCTACACCAGCTGTGCCTGTAAACATCATATTAGGAAGTTCACCAGAATCAACAATCTGCTTAAATGTATCTTTTAATTGATTAGGCAGTACACACTCATCAACAGTAGTTGGTCGGTACTTTTCAACCCACAAGAACTCATCTCTCATTTCAATTTCTCCATGATATAAAAATTACATTATACTTAATTAAGCTTTGGAAGTCAACGATTCATATAGATCCTCCACATCAGATTGTTGTGTTGCCACTTCTACCATATTCTGCTTATGATAAATCTTGGCTACGGTTCGTAGCGTCCTCTTATCAACGTCATACTTATCTGATAGATCAGCAATTGCTTCTTTAACATAATCTCGTTCAGCCTCTGATCGAGTAAAACTGTTTGAGATCTCTTTAATCACTTTCATCAAATCTTGCTTTTCATTATCTGTCATAATATAATTTCCTATTAAATGTAACTCATTTCCATCTCTTGTAGAATCTCTACGTTAGATTTGGTCTCATGGTGGTTGACAGGACACCCACAACTGTGGTCGTCGTCTTGTTCATGTAATTCAGCTTGTTGTTGATGCCATTGAGCAATGGCTCTGTGTTGTTCTACGGTCATAGTATTCCTTTTAATTAAAACGTGGATTAGCACTAACTACATTAGCTTCAACAATGTCAAAAGTGTTGTCCTTAAACACAGTCTTGTATCCATGTCCATCCTTTCCGCCAAGATTGTATACAGATACGATCTCACGACCCATACCATCTACACCACCAGCGTCAATTTTAGTACCATCTTCTAATACAACACCCCAAACTTGAATAGTTCTACGAGGTCCTGCTTTTGCTTTTGAACTTCTTCTCATAATATTAATCCTATTTTGAATAATGTCCTACCAAAATGGTAGGACATTATTATTTATAAGACTAAGCTTCTTCAGATGAAGTTTCGTCAACGGCTTCTTCCTTAGGTGCGTTGGCCTCTAGGAAAGCAGCAAGACGATTGCGAACAATACCCACATCACTCAACTCAGGTCCTTCAAAAGCACCACGCTTTGTCACGATGTCAATGATTTGTACACATGCTGCAATATCTTGCAAACCAATCCCAGGAGCTTCCTGCTCCTCTACCTTATTTTCTTCACTCATATTTTATACTCCAAAAGTCGAGGTTTTTTCAAGTGCTACCCAGTAGTTTGTACTGCTAGCGTTCACAGATGCAATTCGTTTAGATGAAAGTCCAAATGAATACACATCACTTACAATAAACTTAAACAGACTAATGTCCATTATTAGCTCAAAGTTCTTATCGGTATCAATGTTACACTTGTCAATATCAATACTAAATTCATTCGATGTAGGATTACTTATATCAGTTACAGTTAATGTTACACCATTATTTCCTCTTGTAACAACAAGATTGTTTAGTTTCATTGCACCTGATGCTTTTCTGATCTGATTCAACTGACTATTAGTTAGATCAAATTTAATCTCTGGATCAGGCATCACAACATCCTTCTTGGCCACTGTCAGATTATCAATATCCGAGAAAAAGTATTTGATCGATCCAGTAGAGCCTTTTACTCTAACAAACTTCTGATCATCATCAAATTCAAAGTTTGGATCATCAAACATTCCAATAACAGCAATAAACTCCGACAAATCGTAGATTCCAAAGTCGTATGGAACATCCTCTATAATCGATGTCGAAGCCATTAAATTCTTTGAGTT